TAATAAATTAATACAAGAAGAAGGGTTTGACCCGGAGAGCGATGAGTATTATAGTGAAATTGACAGACGCATGAGAACAGAGTTTCCTCATAAGTTTGACAAGCAGAAAACGAGCAGTGGAGTTCAAGTTGCTTCTGCTAACTCTACAGCATCTCGTAACACTCAGCAGAAGCGAAGATCGGTAAAACTATCGCCTTCTCAGATAGCGATAGCTAAAAAATTAGGAGTACCTCTTGAAGAGTACGCGAAATATGTGAAGGACTAAATGATGACAGATAGAACACCGAGAAATGATACGACCCGTGAAAAATCTTCACGCAGAAAGCCGTGGGCACCACCAAGCAGGTTAAGTGCACCTGAACCTCCAGAGGGGTATAAGCACAGATGGATCCGTATGGCAACTCGTGGCGAAGACGACAAAGTCAACGTCCATGCCAAGATCAATGAAGGGTGGGAGCTTGTTCGAGCAGATGAATATCCCGAAAGGGACTTACCGACCATCGACGATGGAAAGTATGCAGGAATAATAGGAACAGGTGGATTAGTACTTGCCAGAATGCCTCTTGAAACAGTCGAGGAGAGGAATGATTATTATCGAGGACGAACTCGTGAACAAATGACTGCCGTTGATAGCGATCTAATGAAAGAGCAGCATCCTTCGATGCCAATCACAAATGATCGTCAAACTAGAGTTTCATTCGGGGGTCGTAACGACTCCTCTAATAATTAATTCTTAATAGGAGCTATAAATGGCGAACTCAAACGTAAAATTTGGCTTGAAGCCTATTAATGCTATGGGGGGAACTAACCCTGGTAGCACTAATATGTACTTCATTGCCAGTGATGCGTCAGCTATTTTCCAAGGCTCACCCGTTCAAGCTGAACTTTCTGGTGGCACAATCCAAGTTTTGGGTAACGCTACTGGTGACACAAAGCAGATCTTGGGCGTGTTTGCCGGCTGTGAATATGTTGACAACACCACAAAAAAATTAAAATTTTCCAATACATGGCCCGGCTCTGGGTCAGCAGACACTAATCATGACATTAAGGGTTTCGTATACGACAACCCAATGCAGCGATACATTATTTGTTCCGATGGTACAAATACTGATAGAGCTACCGCAAAGGCTGATGTCTTTAAGACTGCTGAAATAGAGAACGCCACGAGCGGAAACACAACCACTGGTATATCGACTGCACAGATTGATATCTCAACAGCAGAGGATTCTGATCCGTCAAATCCTTTACTGATTTTAGGCATCCAAGAGGATGTTGAGAACTCAGATCATAGTGCTGCAGGTATCCAGTACATCGTTAAACTTAATAATCATGTCTTCTTCAGTTCTGTTGGAGATCCTGATGCAGCAATCTCATAAGGGGGTATAACTATGGCGATATCTAGAGCACAGTTAGCCAAAGAGTTAGAACCAGGTTTAAACGCCCTCTTTGGCATGGAGTATGGTCGATACGAGAACCAACACTCTGAAATTTACACAACCGAGTCTTCAGATCGAGCGTTTGAAGAAGAGGTAATGCTTTCTGGTTTTGGGGCTGCCCCAGTCAAGCAAGAAGGTTCAGGAGTATCATTTGATGATGCAAACGAGTCTTTCACTGCTCGATACAACCATGAAACCATTGCTTTGGCTTTTGCGATCACAGAGGAAGCCGTAGAGGACAATCTCTATGACAGAATCTCTGCGAGATACACAAGAGCACTTGCACGATCAATGGCTCACACAAAGCAGGTTAAAGCTGCAGCTGTACTAAACAACGCTTTTGACTCTTCCGTAACTGGTGGAGATGGTAAAGAGTTGTGTGCAACTGATCATCCTTTAATCACAGGTGGTACTTTTGCAAACGAACCATCAACTGCTGCTGACTTAAACGAGACATCTCTTGAAGATGCCCTAATTAGTATTGCAGGTTTCGTTGATGAGCGTGGGTTGAAAATAGCACTGCGTGGTACAAAGTTGATCATTCCACGACAGCTACAGTTCACAGCAGAAAGACTAATGTCTTCTGTTCTACGATCTGCAACATCAGACAACGATGTGAACGCTATCAGATCAATGGGAATGCTTCCACAGGGGTATACTGTGAATGACTTCCTAACAGATACTGATGCTTTCTTCATCATGACTGACACACCGAGAGGTTTCTTACACTTCGAGAGAACACCTCTTTCAACTAACATGGAGGCTGACTTCGATACAGGCAACATGCGTTATAAGGCTCGTGAGAGATATTCCTTCGGTTTCTCAGATCCTAGATGTGTGTTCGGGTCACCTGGAGCCTAGGCTTCATGTTCTTCCTCCCAACTTTAAAGGGCGAGTAAAATCGCCCTTTATTTTTGTGTAAAAGTAATTTAGTATTATTGTAATAACCTTGACAGTCACATGATGTGGCTGACATTTGCCAAGACAAGGAGATTGACATGGGCAATACAACTTTTAGCGGACCGGTTAGGTCTGAAGGTGGATTTAAAACCATCAATAAAAGCACCACTACTGGTGCTGTAACTGAAACTGGCTTTTCAGTAAATTCAACAGGACAGCTTATTTCTATGGGTACTAGAAAGATACAGTCTTTCGCGGGTACACTAGCAAGCACTAATGCTGCAAGTACAGCATATGCAGACGGTGACTGTCTTGTAGAGTTAGGAACTTTAAACGTAGATGCTCCAGATGACTTAGTAACTCCATCAAAGATATTTATACATAGAGCTTTGATTGGTATTACAACAGCAGCGGGTCAGACACTAGCAGGAAATTTAGCTTTAAGTGCTACTTCTGGAACAGCCACAAACGCAGCGGTATCAGGAACAGAAATTGTTGGTGCGGGTGTTACTTCATTTAACGAACAGTTAAGTGCTACACAGTCTATCACAGAGATTGATATCAATTTCAATAACACAGCAGGTAACTATCACATCTTTGTTCCAAACGTAACGGCAGCTGTTGCAAATGTACATCTGTATGCTAGAGCTACAACAACAGTAAACGCGGATATCACAGCAGGTAGGTTTACAGTAGAGCTAGAATACTCAGTATACTAAGGGAGGTCTAAATGGCTGATGCAGTAGCCTCACAAACAATAGTCGAAGGTCCTAATAAGATCGTTATGAAATTCACTAACATTAGTGATGGCACGGGCGAAAGTGCCGTCACCAAAGTAGATGTTAGTGCGTTAGCTAAAGGCATTGATGGAGCCACATGCACTGGAGTTGCCATTGAGCAGATTTGGTGGCAGTGTACTGGAATGAAAGTAAGTATCTTATTCGATGCTACATCTGACGTTCTAGCTATACAGCTTGGTGAAAATCAAAGTGGACATCACGACTATAGATCTTTTGGTGGTTTAACAAATAATGCGGGTAGTGGTAAAACTGGCGATGTTCAGTTTACAACGGTTGGTCACGATAACACAGATACATACACTGTTATTTTAGCCATGCGTAAGAACTATGGCTGAGCGTAAGCGAGATAAACAACCGCCAAAGACTAAGAAGTATTTCCGCTCCACTAAAAAAGGAGCGGGGATGACCAAGGCAGGTGTGGCTCGATATCGTAGAGAGAACCCTGGTAGTAAACTTAGAACGGCTGTTACGAAGAAGAAAAACTTAACAGCTAAAGATAAAGCAAGACGCAAGTCGTTTTGTGCTAGAAGTGCAGGTCAAATGAAGAAGTTTCCAAAAGCGGCAAAAGATCCAAATAGCCGTTTGAGACAAGCTAGAAGACGGTGGAGGTGTTGATGAAAGAAGTAGTATTAGGCGTTACCACTATGGGAGTCTTTGGTGTTTTGTCTTGGATGGCGTTTACGTTGATCTCGGTAGACAAAAGGACAGAGGTCATGTCCGTGAAGATTGAGCAGAACAACGAAATGCTAAAGCCTCTTTGGGAAGACTTCATCAGAAGGAGTGCAACATATGACAATAAGACGATCAAATATGGAGAAGCAAGTGTCAAAGTCTGGAAGTAAAAAAGATGCATGTTACCACAAGGTAAAAGCTCGATATAGGGTTTTCCCTTCAGCGTATGCCTCTGGTGCCATCGCAAAATGTCGAAAGGTTGGAGCAGCCAACTACGGAAAGTCCACGAAGAAAAAAGCTATGGGTGGAACCATAGAAGCAGATCAGCCAAGGAAAAGACCATTACCTAGAGGTTTTAAGAATGGTGGTAATATAATTATTGCCAGAGGTTGTGGTGCGGTTCAAGGAAAAAACAGAAAAGAGACTGTTATAACTTAATGGCTGTTCGTAAGACAAAGAAGGGACTTGCTCTCAAGAGATGGTTCAAAGAAGACTGGAAAGATGTCCGAACAGGTAAGAAGTGTGGTAGACAAAAGGGAGAAAAAAGAGGCACTCCCTACTGTAGACCTTCAAAAAGAATTAGTAAAAAAACCCCTAAAACAGTTTCCGAGATGTCAGCTTCTGAAAAGAGAAAGCGGATAGCTCAGAAAAAAAGACTTGGTCAACCTGCGGGTAAGCCAAGAAGAGTTGAATCAGCAAGAAGGAGAAAAACAAAATGATCCGACAACGAAAGAAAATGGCGATGAAGAAGAATGGCGGTAAGATCGCTATGAAGAGCAAAGGTGGTCGTATTGCCATGAAGAGCAAAGGTGGTCGTATTGCCATGAAGAGTAAGGGTGGACGCATTGCCATGAAGAAAAAGGGCGGTAAGATCGCACTGAAAAATGGTGGTGTAGCTATGACTGTGGCGGCAGCAA